TACAGAGCTTCGGACACTGATAATAGAAAAATGAAAACTTGGACTACTGGTTCAGTTGGAGCTTCTACATCAGCGCTTGATGCAATGCAAGTACACTTCTTATCAGAAAGATGTTTAGTAACACAAGGTGCTAATAACTTTATGTTAATGAAGTAAGATACTTTATTTATAAGGGCGGTCTAGTATCGCCCTTATATTTTTTTATTAATTTTTATTATATTATATTATGGCAAAGAAAAAGAAACAAACTGTGGTTGAGGAAACCATAGTTGAAGATACGGTTGTAAAAGAACCTACAATAAAAACACCTAAAGTGGTGCTTGAACCTAAAAAACCTAAATGGGAGGTAAAAGATAGATTATATAATTTAAAGGGAAACAAAAAACCAATATCATATGCTATTAGATCTTCTAATATATTTTGGTTTGACGAAGAGGAAGGAGTTGAAAGAGAGTTAAAATACTGCTCTAACCAAAGAACTTGTTTTGTCGACGAGATGAAAGGTGATCAAAGATTAGAACATATAATATTTGATAGTGGTAGTTTATTTGTTCCTAAAGAGAAAGTGGTTTTACAAAAACTATTATCACTGTACCATCCACATAAAGATAAATTATTCTACGAACATAATCCTGTAAAAATAGCTGAATCTCAATTAGATTGGTTAGAGTTTGAGGTTGAAGCCTTAGGTCTAGCTAAAAACATGGATATTGATATGGCAGAAGCTATACTAAGAGCAGAGATTGGTTCTGATGTTGCTAAGATGAGTTCTAAGGAGCTTAGAAGAGATTTACTACTGTTTGCTAAAGAAAATCCTAAATTGTTTATAGAGTTAGCCGCAGATGAAAATGTGCATCTTAGAAACTTTGGTATTAAAGCTGTTGAAGCTAGAATAATATCTTTATCTCCAGATCAAAGACATTTTGTTTGGGGTTCTAATAATAGAAAACTAATGACAGTTCCATTTGATGAACATCCATATTCAGCTTTAGCCCAATGGTTTAAAACTGACGAAGGTCTTGAAGTTTATAAAAATATAGAAAAAAGAATGAGTTAATATTCTTTTACCTAATAGAAGTAGCCACCCGAAAGGAGTGGCTATTTTTATTTAGATGCTAACCTTTCTCGTTATTATGTAACTATATAATAAGTAAAATGTATTATATTATGAGTGTATCAAAAGGACTTGGAGATTCTATTGAAAAAGTTACAAAAGCAACAGGTTTAAAATCTTTAATGGAGATATCCATGGGTAGTTTAGGTTATAAAGATTGTGGATGTAATAAAAGAAGAGCTTGGCTCAATAAGCAATTTCCGTATAAAAATAAATAAAAATGGTTAATATAGACACAGTATATCAAAAAGTTTTATCTATATCTAGCAAAGAGCAACGTGGCTATATAACTCCTCAAGAGTTTAATTTATTAGCTAATAAAGCTCAGAATGAGATATATGAT